CCTTCGTGGTCAACCCAACGTTGAAGCATCATATTGTTCCAATTATATCCTTTATTTGCTCTATCGGCAAACGCTTCACGGAGACCAACTTTATTTTTTGTGCCTTTCTCGCGTACTCCTGGATACGCACTAAAGATATTGTCTGATGTGTCACCACGCATACACTTTTCAAACAGTAGCCAGGACGGATCTGGTGCGCCCTTTGTTTGTTTAGTTTTTTTATCAATGATAGGCTTACCTTTTTCATCAAAGTATCCTTCGTGGGTTGTTGTAATTTGCATTACACCGTTATACTGTTTTACATTAGGTGCAATAAGTTGTGCAAAGTCTCCATCTGTACTAATGATAACATGGTTGTCCTTAGGATGACTTTGAATAAATCCTGCAATGAGATCATCTGCTTCTAGTTGCGGATTTTGCAGAACTGTACAGTTTGTCTTATTGATTACAAAATCTTTGAACTGATCAAACGTTTCCCAAAACACGCGGTCTTCTTCAGCCTCGCGAGGACTCTGCGCGGCCCTAGCTTCTGTTCGTTGTCTCTTGTAAGGAGCATAATAATCCTTGCGCCAGCTTCGACCTTCAAGGCAGAAGATAATATGATCGCCTTTAAAATCTTTCCATGCTTTACGTACACTACCTAATACGGTGTGTATACTCATGCCAACTTTATCTTCAAGACTACCACGTACAACATGGCGTGCTCTAAAGAATGTATTTGCTGTATCAACAAGAATGTATGTTTTTGACATTAAAAAATCTCTGTTTTTCCATCATCTCTTAGAGCGCGATTTACATAGCCTGCACCCCTTCGGCTCATATCTATACCTTCTTCTCCGCCCACATTTCGGCAGAGTTCACTAAACCATTGATCAACAATGGCCTCGTCTGTGTCTCCGGTATATCCTGCACCTCTTAATTGTAAGACAAAATACTCATTCCAGTCAAGTTCGAAAAAACCATTTCTAATATTTTCTTTATTAACATGGGTGTCTAAAACAGCAACCCATGGTTCTTTTTTTTCGGTTGCTAGTTCTTTTGGACTTAGTTTTGCCAATCTCTCTTTTTCTTTTGCTTCATCGGCGGCCTGGATTGCATTTTTTGCTGCCAGTTCGGCCTCAGTCCTTACTCGAGTTGCTTCAGCGGTCTCTGCTTCAATTTTATCAATGCCGAGAAATTTCTTTATAAATTTGTTCATTAAGTACCCCACTCGTTTTTAAACAACGGAACTTGTAGTCTATCACTGTATCGTAGTCCGTGTTTCATTGCAGCCAGTGCTACTGCTTTATTATTCAAGCTATACACGCTCTCAACTCCACCTACTGGCATTAGATAAACATTGCCTGTGAATCCTTCTTTACGGAATTCTTCTGTAGCCCTTAGTGCATCATTGATATCTTGTTCTGTTGCTACAACAAACTTCAAATATACCGTGCCTATAGTTTCATAATCGCAAACAACTTTAGGCTTGATAGCATCTTTCCAAGGCTCTCCGCTTGCTGGAAGTTTTGCACTTACACTAAATGTAATTTCGCGATTAAATTCCGTGTTAGGCATCTGCCATGCCAATAAGTATTCTTTAAACTTGGGTGTTAGACGCATTGTTCCGTTTGTTTCAAACGTAATCTCTTTTAGACCGCTCATACAAGGTTGATCTAGTAAATCTGGATAAGCACGTTGCCAGCCTAACAATGGCTCGCCGCCTGTGATGACAAGATGTTCGTCGCGCCATTCTTTAAATGGCAATGTATTGACAATTGCTGTTGCTAGTCCTTCGACTTCAATCATTGGACTAAGATCTTTAAATGCAGGATGCCAGCTTGCATAACTATCACAGCCGGTGCTAACAAGTGGCAAAGATTTATATTCGGTAAATTCAACAGCACGTTCTGCAATTTGCTCTGCTTCGGTGCTTAGTTCACCTTGCGGCATACCAAATCCTTGGCAGGTGAAGTTGCATCCATAGGTACGTAAAAATACAGACGGCACACCCATGTAACGTCCTTCGCCTTGTATACTATAAAATAGTTCAGATACTTTAATTTTGCTCATTCAACTATTTCCTCTTTAAAAATACTTGACCATGTTTGTAACTTTGATCTTTTATTTAGAGATGCGGCATATACTGCCGATTCTTTAAGAATACCTTTTTCCATCATTAATTGAATCATGCACAACAAATCGCCGGCCTCTTCTTCCAGATGTTCTCTGTTAGTTTTTGGTTTTCCTGGTTTAAAATTGTCTAGACCGAATCTAAAACATTTGCTAATTGCCTGTGTTACCTCTGCACATTCTTCTTGCGTAATGAGAAGAATTTCATCTATTTTGTTGTTGTCATTCATTATGAATCCTTGAATAAGATAAGTACATTATATATGGTTTATTTAGACTTGTCAACTTTATTATGAATAATTTAAAAACTATTATTTCTTGGAATCTTAACGATTACTGTAAATCAGAATGTAGCTATTGTCCGATTAGTTTACGTGGAGGAGAACTTCCTTCAGAAACATCAGAGTATCTTCGAATTGCAAATTTACTAATAGAGTCTTATCTGAAAAAACAAGGAAGACAAATTGAATGGATATTTAGTGGCGGCGAGCCATTGGATATGAACGATATTGCCATGTTCTTAAAATTATGCAGAGCAAATAGTAGTTCGGTTACCCTGCATACCAATGGCGGAAGATTATGGTTAGATTGGTGGGCTATAGAACCGTATGTTGATAATCTTCACCTTACATTTCATTACTGGCAAAATCCTGCACTTATAAAATATATATCGGACACTTTTCATTCAAAGGGAAAGAAAATTAATATAACATCGCCGATTAGGTATGACAGTGTACAACAAGATTTGGACAGGGTTATTGAGTTAGAAGAAACTCTTGGATTTTTGATTACCAAAACAATTCTATATAAAGAAGCAGATCCTAGTGCGGGTATGTTTAATTATAAAAACGAAGACCTTAAAAAAATTGATTTTTTTAATAAATCAAAAGATCAACGTGAGCGAATGCTACAAGAAAAAACTCCTAAAAAAGTAAAAATATTAGAAGAAAAAATTTATTTTGAGGAAACAACTTGGGACCAAAGATACGAAGATACTTACAGTAACGGGCCTGTTTACACAGGACAATTATGCAATGCAGGCGTCGAATACCTTAATATAGGACACAAGGGATGGGTGTCTGGAAGTAATTGTAACAATCAACCATTGGGAAATATATGGCACCCAGGATGGATGCCTCCGCAAGGCCCTCAAGTATGTACTATGATATCTTGTGTTAACGAATCAGATCAACGTATTACAAAGTTTCCGTTGACTTCTTCTGCATAAGATATTCTTCGTTATGAATCCATTTATTTTTTACTAAAAATCCCCACTCTCTTTTTTGTGGGCCTGGCATAAACAAAGTCCAACAATCTACGCCTTCGCATAATTCAATGCGATGATACGAAGTAGATTTACATACACGGAAATGTCCAGGGCCTCTCCAATGTTGTATTTCACCGATCTTTTCGCCCTTAGAATTAAATTCTGGTACCCACTCGTAGTACCCGCCCTTGAGGATTAAAGTAGCATAAGGCCATGGATGATCATGCACATCATCGGGGTCTGACTTAAGAAATTTGTGCAGGAACACGTTGAATGGAAACCGCTTTCTGTCGCGGAGAAATACATAATAGCGTTCGAGATAAGGTTCATTGTCTTGCCTGTCAGTTACAATTCTTTTACGACCTAACCGGTCTAATGAATTTAGAAATAATTTAGAAAGGAATGTCATCTTGTTTATCCTCAGCAGTTAATTGCGACAAACACACATTATAATCAATGATAAAGGCTTCCCAACTTTTACGCATAGTAGGCCACCGTTCAATCATTTCTTTTAGTCTGTACCAATTAACACTATTAAATGTCTTATAATGCACAATAGGATCATCTATGGTAATTGGACCGTCATCATAGTCTGAAAACGGCCATTCTTTGTCAAGGTCTATCACGTTTGTTCATCCAGTTATAAGTCGTTGATGTAATTGTTGATAACTTGCTGTGTACTGGATTCCACTCTGCGTCTTTGATAAATTTTGAAGGATTAGCAATTAGTTTATCAGGATCTCCTTCGCGCCGCGGACCAAAATTATAATTTAGTGGCTGTCCAGTTAATTCTTTAATCGAGTTGATAATTTCTAAATTAGAATAACCTTGGCCGGTACCTAGATTGTAGGCTCTAAATTCTCCGACATTAAATTTATCGCATAGTGATACTGCACTAACATGTGCATTAGCAATATCTGTTACATGGAGATAATCTCTTACACAGGTGCCGTCTTCTGTATTAAAATCTGACCCGTTGATTGTGGTAGATAATTGTTCTAGTTGATTTTGAATGATCCTAGGAATTAAATGGGTGTCGTTCCAAACATTTCCTAATTCACCTTCAACATCGCATCCACATGCATTGAAGTATCTTAGTGCAATACTTTTATGTCCGTGAGCTCTTGTATGATCAGCAATAATATATTCGCACATTTTTTTACTGTGACCGTAAGGGCTAACAGGAATTCCGATAGCTTCTTCAACAATTGGGACAGCACAATTATTGCCATATGTTGCGGCACTACTGCTAAAAACAATGGTGCCCTTCCAACCTGCTAGAGCTAGGTCGTCTAGCATTTGGTTTGTTTTAGCAACATTATTTCTATAGTATTCGCCAGGATCTTTTAAACTAGGTCCGACTAGACTTGTGCCTGCAATATGTATAATTGCATCTACATTTTCTTTTTCGGCAACTGTAGATGCAATGTTTACAAAATCATCTATAAACAACATGTCGCAGAAAGAAGACCCGTCTTTCATGGTCCACTCTCTGTCAATACCTATAACACGGTAACCTGACTTTTTAAAAGCCTTGGCAGTGTGCCCTCCGATAAATCCGAGCACACCTGTAATAATAACAGTTTTAGTATTTTGATTCACGATTATACTTACGATAATCTTTTGTCATACGTAACCACTGTTCGCCTTTGCCTTCCATGATGTCACAAATGCGATCAATAGTACTGTCGGTCCAATTACTTATTTTACCCATATTAGGATGTGGTTCTTCGAGTAACACATTTAATTTTGCAATAGCATCATCGATACTCCACGGTACATAAAGCCTCGATGCATCATTGGCAAATGTTTCTGGGAAACTTCTGTAAGCAGGATATAAGACATTACAACCAAGAGCATCTGCTTCAGACACAGTATTACTAACCCAGTCTTGAAGAGCGCAATTGAAAACTACACGACTATCATTGACAATATTATAGTATTCATTTTTGTCTAGATCTTGATGAATAGTTAGAATATCTAGTGCCTGCAAATGACGGGTACGTTCCATATAAGAATCGTTGTTAGACTTTAATTTGCCGCCTGCACAAATGCAAAACTCAACATCGCTAGTTGGATAACGACGATGGAATTCTTCAATTAGATCCATGTAGAAGTCTGGTTGCTTTTCTTGATCCCAACGAGCTGAAAATACAACACGCTTTTTACGTTCGTTAAATGGTTTGATAGAAGTAACACGACCCTGTACTTCGTCCTTGCCAAATGCTAGACCTGAAATATTGTATAAAGGAGCACTCCATCCAGCAATACGCAGATGAGCAACCATCTCTTCGTTGCTGGCGAGAACTCCGTCCACAAACTCGTTAACCATTTGCTCGTAGAGTCCCATCCATTTTGCCATACCCCATACATGTACAAAATCGTCAGGATCAATGGACTGAGCAAGACACCTAACATACACACGGGGACGGTGATTAGCAGGAACTTGATCAAAAATGTAAGGTAGACTCTCGATGCCAGGCTGAAACATATCTTCGAAGTAGATAACATCTTCATTGGTAACTTCTCCTGCTTTCATCATTTTAACTAGATTCATTAGTTGACTCATACCAAAATATGTTCGACCGTGTGCGTCTAGTACTTGCCCTGTTACAATAGCTTGATCATTGCTAAGTGTTTCTCCGGGTACCAACACATAGTTGATACCGCGGCGCTTGAACACCGCTTCGTTCCAGTCTTGTAACTGTAATGTATAACGGGCCTTGTAGGGCTCAAGACCCATGTAGTACAGTTTTCTCATTGGTTGTTGTAACGTGGTTTAAATTCTTTTTTACCTAGATAAGGTTTACGCTCTCCGTTCCACGCAGGACGAGTAAAGTCTTTATATTCTTTAGACTTATACAAATCTGCAGGATTGTATGGAAGAAGATTAAATCGGCAATGATCTAGCCACTTGTCTAGGTCGTCGAAGATTTTTTCAACTTCGGGTTTCATACGAAGGGTTTTTTGAATATAAGCAGGTTGTGCCATTTTATTTTACGTGATAATGATAAGTTGATGGAAATTTAATAAAGCAGCCATTCTCGCCGTCTTCACTAACGTCTGCCCAGACCTCGCGGCCTGGATATCTTGCGACGATTGTTGCGTGAATATCACGAGCAATCATTTCGCAGGATTTGTGGTTGAGTTCGAGTGTGCCATCTGTGTAGCAGTTTTCGAGCCAACGCTTAAATTGGATAAATTCGATATCTCGGTCGTCGTGGAATACTTCAATATAAATTTTAAAATGGAAAATATGGCGATGCGGAGTACCAAGAAAACTGACATCATACATGTCGCCTGTTTT